GGTCAGTAGGATATACTATTAATTGGTTATGTAAACAAGCTCAAGGTATTGATTCGAATAGTGGATTACAAGATTCATTCTATTGGTATCAAACAGCTAATGGTGGTTATAGACTACAGTCATTAGCTAGTATGATGGAAATTGAATACGGTGGTGGTAGACCATTTGTTTATTCAGATGCCTTCGGTTCAGACGGAAAAGATTTACCTTATGATGCTACGGGTTCTGATGGAGCGGTAGCTATGGGTCGTAGAGTATTGGGATATAAAGTCGAAACTCAATCTGATGCGTTACGAGGTATTACAGAAGGATTATTTACATCTAAACAAACAACAATAGATAACACATTTAAATTTTATACACAAAAAACATATAACTTCTTAGAGAAACATTTTAGTGGTGAAGGTCAGTCATTATCACCACACCCATTCATTCGTACTCAACCCGAAACATTACACATAGGTGGAGCGGCTGATGAAGGTGATGTAAGTATTGTCGGAACAATAGAAGATAAAGCTATTGGAGATTTCAACAATGCGTATCACATATTAACTAGTGACGCTTCTTTTGTAAATGATGATAAAGATGATATACATCAAGCTAATCACTTTACACATTTGGGTTCATCACAGTTTAGAAACGCCGCTAATCAATTATTAAAATATAATACTATGAGTGTAGCCTTATCAGCTAGAACAGATATCTCAGTTGGTACATTAATAAACTTGGAACTACCGTCAGTAAGACCAGGTGAAGATACTGTAGAACAAAAGTTTCAAGGTGGTAATCATTTAATTACACAAATTAAATGGACTCTAAATAGAAATGAATTAAGAACGAATCTTAAAGTTGTAAAAGATTCATTAATGAATAACATTGAAACAACAGCGATGGACTATGGTGAGACAGTAAAAATATGATGTATCAAGGTAAGACAGGATTTAATTGGTTTACTGGTATCGTAGAAGATAGAAACGATCCGTTATTTTTAAATAGAGTTCGTGTCAGAATATATGGTTCTCATTCACACGATAAACAAATGATAGCTACAACCGATTTACCTTGGTCGGAAGTTATGATGCCAACAACTTCTCCATCTCTATCAGGATTAGGTACAACAACTCATGGTCTAGTTGAAGGTAGTACTGTAATGGGATTCTATAGAGATAATTTAGAGATGCAAGACCCTGTAGTTATAGGTTCGTTTATTGGAACACCTCAAGAGTTTTATAGAGTAGATGAAGAAGTAGACAATGAAGGTACTAGAAAATTTACAAAAATCCCTAGATCACCAAAAGACGGATTTAATGATCCTAGATTAGATAGTGAATCATCATACAAAGGTACACCAGACGGTCCAAGTCCAAAACATATTAATAGAGCTTATGGATTGACATTGGGTTTAGATAAGTCACCAAAGAATCAAGGTGGTGATGAAGCTATTAATTATCCAAGAGAATTATATATTGGTACTTCCGATGTCAATGTTCTCGCGAGAGACTATGACGACAAAACCTATCCCGTAATTGACTTAGTTGACGGTGAAGGTAAACAAGAAGGTCTGTTCGGTCCACCTATACGACATATCAATCCCAAATATCCATTCAATCATGTTCATGAAACAGAATCAGGTCATGTATTAGAATTAGATGATACACCAGACTTTGAAAGAATACATTTATATCACAGAACAGGTACAAGAGTAGAGATTGATAAAGACGGAAGTTATGTAGAGAAAGTCGTTAAAGATAAGTACTCAGTTGTACTAGGAGATGATACAGTTACTATAAGTGGTAATGTAACAGTCAACATTACAGGAGACGCTGACATATCAGTTGGAGGTGAAACTAATATAACATCTACAGGTGATATCTCTATGATAGCACCGAAAATTAAACTGAACGGATAATGAGTACAACCACATTTAAAGTTAGTCCTATAACTGTACCACCGATTGAGTGTCCTAAAGTTATACTTCCAACTAAAGCTGATCTAGTTAATATGTTTAGTCAGTTAGCTAACTTACCAGCTCAACTCATAGCAGCGGGTCAAGAAGAAGTCGGTAAACAAATACAAGATATATTAGATGAAGTTAGAGAATTATTATCTATATACGATCCGAAATTTCAATCATTATCAATACCTGAAATAGAATGGGAAATAATGATCACTAGATTAGTACAAGATTATCCTATGTATGTTCAACAAAAGATATTAGAATTAATTAGTAAACTAGTACCAATAGATTTTGTAATACCTGTTTTAGGTTTGAAGATTGACATACTAAAGATATTTACACCCGAAGGTATAGACGATATTAAAAAACAATTATCAGGTATGACAGAAGATATGATTAATCAGATGCAAGCTTTGAAAGATGATTTAACATTATCACCTGATGATATTCAAAAAGAATTACGGAAGTTAGCTGAACTAAGAGCTGAGATAACTGATAAGTTTTGGTCATTGTTACCTGAATCCTATAAACTATTCGGTGGTGATTTTGGTTTATCATCAACAGAATTAAAAGTAGAAACTATATGGTCTTATATTCGTAGTAAGATTAATGGTGGTATGACAGGATTATTAACAGACGCCTTTCAAGCATTGATTAAATTATTTAAAATACCATGGGATTTATTAGGACTTCCAGATATTCCGATTCCATTACCAGACTTAAATGTAGAATCAATATTACAAGCTATCATTGATGCTTGGAAAAAGAAAGTTGAACAAGGTAAAGCTACATACGCTGATCTAATAGAAGAACTAGAATCAGTCAAGTTAGCTGGATTCGATTTACTATCATTGGTTGGTGGTAAGATTGAAGAATCAATAGAGACAGCTGAAAGAAAAATAGAAAGATTAATGGAAGCCGCTAGAGACTTCGGAGCTAATTGGCCTAGATATCTTCTTACAAAATGGATGGAGTTAGTCACAAAATTCTTTGAGACTATCGGACTAGGAGCTCTAGTTGAATTTATTACATTTACATTTTGTGACTTCTTGAACCTTTTAGGATTTCCGAAGACAATCGATCTAAGTTTTTCAGAAGATATAACAGTTGGTGAGACAAATACATCACCGTTACCGACATAAATAACTATATGGCCCAGTTTAATAGTAAAAATCAAAGTTCGCGAGTATCTAGGAGATGGTTTACTGATATCGATATTAATATGACTCTACACCCTCAAAGTGGTGATCTAGTTTTAAAATATGATATTAACTCTATCAAAAGAAGTATAAAAAATATATTAACAACGAACACATACGAAAGACCATTCAAACCTAGTTTAGGTATCGATTTATCAGCTATGTTATTTGAATTAAGTACAATGGGTACAGACGCGATTGTCTTAGAACAAGATATTATACAACTAATAAATACATTTGAACCTAGAGCTAATGTAACGGATGTTGTTTCGGCTTTAGACGGTAATGATTTGAATGTAACAATATACTTGACTATATCAAATGATCCAAGACCACAAGAATTAAGTATAACACTACAGAGAGTACGATAATGGCTACAATAAACAGTTCAAATATTAACATAACAGACTTAGACTTTGATGATGTATCAAAGAGTCTAAAAGAATATCTGAAAGGTCAGGATACTTTAAAGGATTATGATTTCGAAGGTTCTAATCTATCAGTACTAGTAGACTTACTAGCATACTCAGCTCATACATCAGCTTTCAACGCGAACATGGTAGCGTCAGAAATGTTCTTAGACACAGCACAGATAAGAAAGAATGTAGTATCGAGAGCTAAAGAATTAGGATACACACCAAGTTCAAGAACAGCAGCGAAAGCTTCTTTTGATTTAACAGTTTCAAACCCTACAGTAGCTGGTCAGACACCTTCTAGTTTAACAATTAATAGAGGTCATGAATTCACAACAGTATTTGATGGAACATCATACACATTTATATCTTTAGACAATAAAACAATCACTCCTTCAACAGGTACATTTAAATTTGAAGCTTTAGATATTTATCAAGGTAAACTATCTACCGATCTATATAGATATGATAATCAAGTATCGAATCAAAGATTTCCTATGTTAAATCCTAACATTGATACATCTACAATCTCAGTTAATATTACTTCAAACAGTACAGTTTCGACATGGAGTAAAGCTGGTGACTTAACAGGTATTACTACAACTTCAAAAGTTTGGTATTTACAAGAAAATGATGAAGGATTATTTGAATTATATTTTGGAGACGGTATTATTGGAGCTGAACCTAAAGACGGTGATCTAATAACAATCTCATATCTAGTTACAGATACGAATCATGCTAATGGTGCTAGTATATTTTCTATGTCAACATCTATTAATGGTAACTCCGCGGTAACATTTACAAATACAGTAAGTTCATCTGGTGGTAAAGACATTGAAACACCCGATCAAATTAAATTCTCAGCTTCTAAGTTTTATACATCTCAAAATAGACTAGTTACAGTACAAGATTATAAAGCTAAGTTACAAGAACTATATCCTGGTGCTGATTCAATAGCTGTATGGGGTGGTGAAGACAACGATCCACCAAAGTATGGTAAAGTATTTGTAGCTTTGAAACCTTCTCAATTTTCAAACAACTTAACCACAGCTGAAAAGTCTACATTGACAACTTCATTATCAGATTTAAGTGTACTAACAGTTAGACCCGAAGTAGTAGACGCTGAAATATTACAGATTCTTTTATCAACAAACTTTAAATACGATCCTACAAAGACTTCTCAAACTAAATCAGCTTTAGAAACATTAGTTAGGGCATCTATTCTTTCTTTTGATGATACAGAACTTTCAGGATTCGACACTTTGTTCAGACATTCACAATTAACTACAAAAATTGATGGTACAGAAACATCAATATTATCAAACATAACAAATGTTAAACTAAGAAAGAACTATACCGTTGTAGTAGACGGAACAGCTTCAGATATTAAATTAAATTTTGGTAACTCAGCTTACAATCCACATTCAGGACACAATATGTCTGGTGGTGGTATTCTTTCTACAACAGGATTCTTCTTATCAGGTGATTCAAACAACTACTTCTTAGATGAAGACGGTAACGGTAATGTAAGAAGATATTACTTAAATGGTTCAACAAGAGTGTACTCAGACAATACGGCTGGTACAATAATATATTCAACAGGTGTAATAAGTATTAATTCATTGACATATAGTTCAACATCTAATACAGATTCATCTATAGATTTCACAATGATTCCAAGTTCGAATGATGTAATTTCGACAAAGAATCAATTGCTGGATATCACGGCTTCTGAAATCTCAGTATCAGGTACTGCAGATACAGTAGCTAGTGGTGAAACGAGTGCTGGAGTAGGTTATACGACCTCATCTAGTTATTCTTCATAATGATCTATGTATATGCATAGAGTAAAATTCCCTAGTAATAGGGTTCAAATAATGCTAATAAGAGGAAACTAAAAATGGCAGATAAAAAAATAACCGCGCTTACGGATTTAAGCACAAGTGTAGCAGGTGAAGACCTTCTTCATGTAATTGATGATCCTTCTGGAACACC